GAGGTGGCGGTGGCACAGGCGGTGTGGGCGGTGCTAGTACAACAATCGCAGGATCGTTTGGGCCTTCTGGAGGGCCTGGCGGTACAGGAGGAACCGGAGGAACAGCGGGTGTTGCTGGGAGATGGGGCGCAGGTGGCAGCGGTGGCGCGCCAGGAACTTCTAGCGGTAACGCCGTTGGGGGTGCTGGCGGTCAAGGCTTCATTTTTATTTTATACACCCCGCCAGCAGGCACCGTATACACCGGAACGGTAACTGAAACGGCCACGTATGCTGACCTGGCGTATGCCGCATTTCTTATTTCACGGACCATAGCAGAAACAGCCACAGGTACGGACGCAGTATTCCGGACTATTACCGCGCACTCAACAATCGCGGAGACAGCCACCTCGTCAGACGCAATTACGGCAAGCGGGCAATTCGTGTCCTTTTTGACGGACACCGCGACATATTCAGACGTAACTACTGCTAATAATTTGCTTACGGTAAGTGTGTCTGACGCCGCAACATATTCGGATTCCGTTGTGGTGCAGGCGGGGCTCACCGCAGCGGTTTTGGATACCGCTATGTACTCAGAGACGATCAGGGCTACTGCAACCTTCTTTGCTGTGGCTCAGGAACAAGGTACCGGGCTGGACGCAGTGTTGGCCAAGGTGCAGTTCTTGTCGTCTGTGGTGAATACAGCTACGGTGTCGGATGTTGACTTCGCCCTGGCTGTCTGGGCTACTTCGGTGGCAGACTCTGCGCTAGTGGTGGGCTCGGCAGCCGTAGCTGCCTCTGTATTCAACCCAGTTGTCTTGCAGCCAGCAACCGCCTTGGATACCCCGTCTGCGTCCCACGTAATGATTGCGCAGTCGATCGACAACATGGCGATCTCGGACCTGATGTCTGCGCGGTTTTTGTGGGAACCGATTGATGACAGCCAGACTGTAGTCTGGCAAAATGTCTCAGGAATGCCAAGTACGACCTGGGCACCGGTAAACGACGGGCAAAGCACCACCTGGACCCAGATTGCAGGCACCACGACAACCTGGTCAGAAATTGATGATTCTGGCGGCGGAACCTGGAACGGTATCCCCACCAACTAACGGGAGCTAAGATGGCTACATTCTCGAACCTTAAATTTGTCCTGATCACCACGGGCGACGAAGCGGGCACTTGGGGCGCGACAACCAATACCAACTTAGGTACAGCCATTGAGGAATCCATTGTTGGGTCTGCGGACGTCACGTTTGCAAGTGCAGACGTAACCCTTTCCCTGGCCAACCTAAACCCTGCCACAACGCAGGCTGCACGAAATTTTCGCTTGGCGCTGACTGGTACCTCGGGCGGAGCCCGCAACCTGTACCTTGGCTCCGGCTGTCAGATTGAGAAGCCCTACGTCATCAAGAACGGCCTGGCCGATGCGGTCACCGTGCGCAACTACATCAGCGGCTCGGCTTCTGGCTCCAGCGTCACCATCCCCGCTGGCAAGACCGCGTGGGTGTTCAACACGGGCGCCGATGTTCTGCCTGCCACGGACTACATGGATGCGCTATCCTTGGGCACGGCGTTGACTGTCCCCAGCGGCGGCACGGGCGCTACGAGCTTCACCTCTGGCTCTCTCATCAAGGGCGCGGGCACCGGCGCGCTGGCCATTGCAAGCTCCGCAGACATCGTGTCGGCTATTGGCGCCACTGCGGTTCAGAACGCTACCTACGCCACCACTGCGGGCCACGCCACCAACGCTGGAACGGCTACGCTGGCTACCCTGGCCACCCTGGCCACCCTGGCGACCTCGGCTAACTCCGCCACGAACGCGACCTACGCGACCTCGGCTGGCTCCGCCACGAACGCGACCTATGCGACCTCTGCTGGCTCGGCTACCAATGCCACTCTGGCCACCACCGCTACCTTGGCCACCTTGGCCACTTTGGCGACTCTGGCTACCTCGGCCACAACCGCCACATCTTCTGGCTCTGCTACGAACGCTGCCTTCGCTACGAACGCTAATACAGCTACCCTGGCAACTTTGGCCACCTTGGCCACCCTGGCGACTTCGGCTAACGCCGCCACGAACGCAACCTACGCCACCTCTGCTGGCTCGGCCACAAACGCTGGTACGGCCACTCTGGCTACCTTGGCGACTCTGGCTACCCTGGCTACTTCTGCTACCTTGGCAACCTCGGCCACAAACGTTGCTGGCGGTGCAGCCAATCAGTTGGTCTATAACTCTGGCGCTGGCACCACTGCGTTTGCTACGGCTCCTACCGTAACCGACACGTACTTGAAATGGAGCGGTTCTGCGTTTACTTGGGTGCCCGTTGCTATCTCTGGTGGTACTGTGACGTCTGTCGGACTCGCACTGCCCACTAACTCCTTCTCCATCACTGGCTCCCCCGTGACCACTTCTGGCACGCTGACGGGAAGCTGGAAGACCCAAGTAAAGAACGTCGTGCTGGCGGGCCCCGACACGGGTGCAGACGCAACTCCCACCTGGCGTTCGTTGGTTACTGACGATCTCCCTTCTGCGGGCACGGCGGGCACGTATGCCTACCCAACTCAGATTGTCACTAACGCCAAAGGCCAAGTGACTTCCGTCACGCAAGGCTCTGCGCCTGTTGGTGGGGTTACCTCTTTCAGTGCGGGCACCACGGGGCTCACGCCTAACACAGCAACTTCTGGAGCGGTTACCCTTGGCGGTACGCTTGACGTAGACAACGGCGGTACGGGGCTGGCTTCCTACACCGAAGGTGACTTGCTGTACGCATCTGGCACTACGTCAATCTCCAAACTGGCTATTGGTAGCGCGGGCAAGATTTTGGCTTCCAACACAGGCGCAACTGCTCCTGAATGGATTACGCAGGCCTCCATGAGCGTCGGCTCTGCTACAAACGCCACAAGTGCCGGATACGCCACAAACGCAGGGTTCGCTTCGTCAGCCACCAATGCTTCATCAGCCGCAAACGCCACTTTGGCTACGACAGCCACCAATGTTGCGGGCGGCGCTGCGGGCAGCGTGCCGTATAACACCGGTGCCGGTGCTACATCTTTCCTTGGAGTGGGCACTGCTGGCCAGGTCATGGTGGTGAACGTTGGGGCTACTGCTCCCTCATGGACCAACCAGTCCAATATCGCTGCTGGCTCCGCCACAAACGCCACAAGTGCCGGATACGCCACCTCGGCTGGCTCCGCCACGAACGCTACGTACGCGACTTCCGCCGGCTCGGCTACGAACGCTAGTGCAGCAACAAATGCAACGCTCGCTACGTTGGCAACTCTGGCTACCTTGGCAACCCTGGCTACGTCAGCTACGTCAGCTACAAACGCCACAGGCGCCACCCTGGCCACAAAAGCCACCAATATCGCAGGGGGCGCCGCCGGCCGCGTGCCGTACAACAGCGGTGCAGATACCACGACGTTCTTGACTCTCGGTACTGCTGGCCAGGTTATGGTGGTGAATGCCGGCGCTACGGCTCCGTCTTGGACTGCGCAGTCCAACATTGCTGCGGGTTCGGCAACGAACGCTACCAGCGCTACATACGCCACTTCGGCTGGCGCCACTACAAACATTTCGGGCGGTGGCGGAAACCAAATTGCATATCAGTCTGGCGCGGGCGTCACCACGTTCATATCCGCGCCCACAGCCGGCGGGCAGTACCTTGGCTGGAACGGGTTTGCATTTACCTGGTCCGGTACTGACGGTATTGCTGCGGCGTCCGCAGTCTGGGCCGGCCAGATACAGCCGGCCAGCGACAACACCACCAATGCTTCGGTATTCCCAACGTGGGTGACTGGCGTGTCCGGCCAGCGGACAATTTATGCATCGACTACCAAGCTCAGTTTCAACCCGTCTACGGGCACATTGACGGTCAATGGAATTAGCATCGGGGCGGGCCCAAGTTCTACTAGTTCGCAGAACACGGCGGTTGGTGACAGCGCGTTGGCCAGCATCACTAACACAGTCCAAGCAACTGCTGTTGGGTACAACGCCGCAAATACTTCAGTTGAGTACGGCGTGACGGCTATTGGCTACCAAGCGCTAAAAAACATTGGCTCAGGTCCGTACTCCGTGGCTGTTGGCGCCAATGCCGGGCAATTCCTTGCCGGAGCAACTAATGCAAATGGTCGCTATAACGTCTTAGTCGGTACTAACGCCGGTGCAGGTGTTAGCGGCTCATCGGTCTACAATAACTGCGTGTACATTGGAGCTGACTCTGGATCGGCTGCAACTACTGGCAACAACAACACGGCTATCGGTACTGGCGCGGGCGGTGCTATTACCACTGGCGCAAACAATACCATCTTGGGGACGTACTCTGGGGTCAACGGGGCCCTTGACATTCGTACCTCTACTACCGGGTCAATTGCGCTGTCGAACGGCAATAACGGCATTTTGGGCGCTTGGTGGACAGACGGTGGGGGCTGGTACCAGCGCAACAACAGCGCCTCTTGGTCTACAACCTCAGACGCCCGCATCAAGAAAAACGTGGAGACCATCACGAATGGTTTGGCGGTGGTGACTGCATTGCGCCCGGTTGAGTTTGACTACATCCTGAGCGAGCAGCATACGGCGGGCTTCATTGCCCAAGAGTATGAGCAGGTCCTGCCGGACCAAATCACTGAAGAAACCAACGCCGGTGCCGACCTCAAAGCGCTGACTAACGGCGAGCCGGTCAAGGGTATCCAGCAAAACTTGGTGCCGTACCTTGTTGCCGCGATCAAAGAACTCAAAGCTGAGTTTGACGCATACAAGGCTTCGCACCCGTAACATGTGGACCCAATCAGTGCATTTGCTTTGGTTACAGGCGCAATCCAGGGTGTCAAAACTCTGTGCGCAACTGTTCGTGAGGCTCAGGCGGCTGGTAAAGAAGTTTCCAACCTGATCGGGGAAACTACAACATTCATCAGTCAGGTGCTGGAAGGTACGGACAAACTGCAAAAAGCTGAGCAGGAAATCCGCACCAACCCACCCAAAAACAAGAGCTTGCAGGTGCTGGCTTTTGAAGAGGAGATGCGTAAAATTGAGTTGAAGCAGCACTACGAAGAGCTGCGCCAGATGATCATTTACGAACTGGGACTGCCTGGCGGGTTTTGGGCGGACTTCCAAAACACACTGCACCGCATGGAGCAGGAGGACGCAGATGCAAAAGCATTGGCTGAACTTCAACGGAAACAAGCTGAATGGCGACGAGAGCGAATCCGCAGCGAAGTGGAAAACAAAATCCTGCTGGTGGCGGCAACTACCGTGGTCGCAGTTTACCTGGGGGCGCTGATGTGGGCTATCCGTCTGCACAGGGAGAATCAGCTGCTGTTGCCGTGGGGCTCATGATATGTATGGTGTGCCTTGTTGGATTTATTACGCTTACTGGTTTTCTGTATGCTGACTTGCAGTCGGCCCGGGGGGCCAACAAGCACATTGAACGCAAGGTGAAAGAAGTGATCGAACGGTGTGATAAGGACTAAATATGGAATGGCTGAAACAAATCGCGCCCACTGCGGCAACTCTTCTTAGCGGGCCCTTAGCGGGCATGGCGGTCGATGCAATCGGTAAAGCCATTGGACTGTCCGACGCTACCAAAGAGCAAGTCAAAGACGCTCTGTCTTCCGGCACGCTGAACGCCGACCAAATGGCTGCTATCAAACAAGCAGAAGCCGACCTGGTGCTAAAGGTCAAACAGCTCGATATTGACATGGAAAAAGTCCATGCCGGTGACCGTGCGTCCGCCCGAGACATGGCCGCCAAAACCGGGGATGTCACGACCCCCCGCATCATTGCGCTGGTGGTCTTCATTGTGTGGGGTGCCGTCAACTGGAAACTGTTCAACGGTACGATCAGCGGCGATATGCGAGAGCTTGTAGCCCGGGCGCTAGGCACCTTGGACGGCACGCTGCTGGCGGTGGTGTACTACTACTTTGGCTCCTCTTCCGGTAGCAAAGACAAAACTGACTCTCTGACAGGTAAGAAATGAACCTCACCCCCCACTTTACCCTTGAAGAACTGACAGCCTCCGAAGCGGCAGACCGCAACGGCTGGGACAACACCCCGAATGAACAAGAACTTGAAAACCTCAAACGCCTGGCTGACTTCCTTGAGCAGGTCAAAGCTGTCGTGGGCGGCAAGCCCATTATGGTCAATTCCGCTTTCCGATCAAAGTTGGTCAATGACTCTGTGGGGTCTAAAGATACTTCTCAGCATCGCATCGGCTGCGCTGCTGACATTCGGGTTCCCGGCATGACGCCAGATGAGGTTGTCAAAGCCGTAATAGCCAGTAAAATCGGCTACGACCAGGTGATTCGCGAATTTGACCGTTGGACGCATATCAGCGTTCCCAATACCGAAGACGCTGCACCCCGACACCAGGCCCTTATCATTGACAAGTCAGGCACGCGCCCCTACGCTTGAGCCTGTTTGAGGTAGCCAAATGCCACTTAAGAAACTGCGACTGAAGGCGGGGGTGAATCGCGAAAACACCCGGTATACCAACGAGGAAGGCTGGTATGACTGCGACAAAGTGCGGTTTCGCCAAGGCACGCCTGAAAAGATCGGCGGCTGGAGATCGTTCACGCAGGCGTTTGTAGGCGTTTGCCGTTCTCTTTGGAACTGGACCACGCTGGGGTCTCAGAACCTGATTGGCATTGGTACCAACGAAAAGTTCTATATCAACCAGGGCGGCACAAACTACGACGTTACCCCCATCAGGACAACGTATCTGCTGGGCGCAAACCCATTCACCACTGTTTCTGGCTCGGCAACCGTCACGGTGTCTGATCCTACCGGGGGATACATTGTTGGGGACTGGGTGACTTTCTCTGGCGCGTCCGTCTTTAACGGCGTGGACATGAATGGCGAGTTCCAGATTCTTACCATCAACGCTGGGGCAAACACGTATACCGTCACAGCAACGACCACGGCCAGCGGAAGCGGCGCCGGTGGCGGGGCCACGGTACAAGCTGAGTATCAAATCAACATAGGCCCACCGATTGCGGTTCCGTTCTCTGGCTGGGGCGCTGGGGGTTGGGGTATCCCTTACTGGGGTTCCGGCGCAGTGGCCAGCATCCAGCAGATGCGGCTCTGGAGCCAAAGTAACTTTGGCGAAGACCTGATTTTTGGATTCCGCAATGGCCCAATTTATTATTGGGATGCGTCTCTTGGGATTGGGTCGCGTGGGGTTGACATCACTACTTTGGCCGGCGCCGATCCTGACACGCCCACAATCCATAACTTAGCGTTTGTGACGGATACAAGCCGCTTTGTCATGGTGTTTGGCGTCAACGATTACGGGTCCGCTTTGATTAACCCAATGTTGATTCGCTGGAGCGCGGCGGAATCGGTTACGGATTGGACGCCCGCAGCCACAAACCAGGCGGGCAGTTTGCAGCTATCGCATGGCTCCCAAATCATTGGCGCATTGCAGGCCCGTCAGGAAATTCTGGTGTGGACTGACTCTACCTTGTACTCAATTCAGTTCTTGGGTAACGAGCCGTGGTGGGGGTCGCAGCTGCTTGCAGACAACATCTCAATTGCCAGTCAAAACGCCATGGCGGTTGCGTCGGGGGTCACATACTGGATGGGTGTGGACAAGTTCTACAAGTACGACGGCCGCACTGCCACGCTTCGTTGTGACTTGCGCCAATACATCTTCAGCGACATCAACCTTTCGCAGTCCGCGCAGATTTTTGCGGGTACCAACGAGGGGTTCAACGAGGTATGGTGGTTCTACTGCTCTGCCGCGTCCACTGCGATTGACCGCTACGCGGTCTACAACTATGCAGAAGACATTTGGTATTACGGCTCGATGGGCCGCACAGCTTGGCTTGACTCAGGGCTAAGAGACTACCCTATGGCTGCTACGTACAGCAACAATTTGGTGTACCACGAGTACGGCTTGGACGACGCTACAACCTCCACGACGTTGCCTATTGAGGCCTACATTGCCTCGTCTGAGTTCGACATCGACGATGGCAACCAAGTTGGGTTTGTGTGGCGTATGCTCCCCGACATCACGTTCCGTGGGTCAGATGCGGCCTATCCGTCGGTCACTATGTATTTGCGCCCCATGCAGAACTCTGGGTCTGGGTTTAACACTCCCGAATCCGTGGGCGGGTCCGCTTCGTACCCTGTCACTGAAATTGGAACGGGTACCGCCTATAACATCGAAACGTTCACGGGGCAGATCAATACCCGCGTGCGCGGGCGTCAGCTTGTGATGGAAGTGCGATCCACTGGGCTGGGTGTGCAATGGCAGTTGGGCTCCCCGCGGCTTGACATCCGCCCGGATGGGAGACGCTGATGGCCACGACCTTCAGACATGCGCTGCGTACATTCGTAGCCCCGTCGCTGCCCAACTCTCCTGTTGACTACAACCAGGGGCAATTTGACAAATTCAATAACGTCTTGCGCCTGTACTTCAACCAGATTGACAGCACAGTTGGGGCAATGATTGGCGGCACGGGCGGCAGCTATCTGTCGTTCCCGTATGCGGCTATTCAGCGGACTACGAACGTGACGTTCACCGCCAATACCGCGACGCAGATCACGTTTGACCAAAACGACTTTTTGAATGGCTGCGCCAACGACGGCACTGACGGCATTGCGGTGGACTACTACGGCATCTATAACTACCAGTTCAGTGTGCAGCTCAAAAACGTTGACACGCAAATTCATTCCGCCTGGATATGGCTGCGCGTAAACAATGTGGATGTGGACGGCACGGGCAGCAAGTTTGACGTCATCAGTAGCCACGGCGGAACTCCCGGATACATCATTGCAGCGTGCAACTTCTATGTGAGCTTGGCGCCTGGGGACACTGTGGAACTGTGGGCGGCCGTAAACAACACCCAGGTCACTTTTGAAGCGGCTCCAGCGCAGGTTAGCCCGTTTCCGATGCCTGCAATCCCGTCCGTGGTGGCTACACTCACGTACGTATCAACGCCGCCCGCGGCGTAAGGAAAAACATGGCCACCAAACCAGACCTAAGCGATACCCTTGCAGCCCTAAAAATGCACTTGGGTAAAACCGAGTCCGACTTGAAATATGACATTGACGGAAACGGACTCGTTGACCTGACCGACGTGATGGGGTTGCAAAAAGCCTACTTGGGCAAAGACCCTGGGTTTGCATTTGCGGAGGACTCTTACTTTCAATCGCCGTCCACCAAAACAGCCGCAGACTACGCCGCTGAAAAACAGGCGGAGCAAGAGCGTATTGCTGCCGAACAAAAAGAAACTGAACGGCGCCAAGGCTTGATAACCGATGCGCGGGACTATGCCAATAAATACCACGGCTTTTACGGCGGAACTGCAACAGAAGGGCTGGAAGATTTAGTTGCTGCAAATCCAAATTTAACAGCTGGGCAGTTGGCCAGCCTGTCAACCAAAAACACATGGGCAAAACAGGTTCCCGTTTTTTCTCGCACCATGGACGCGATGGAAAAAGGAACTGCTAAGCTAGAAGAAATCTCACTTGGGACTGATGAATTTGGGAATGACATGCGCCAATTGGTTATTGGCAATCCAAAAGACCCAAACAGCTACTTAAACCTGAGAGAGACATCACAGCCGGGTATATATCAGTTCTCGACTTTTAACCCCACGGCAGCGGGAATGCTGCATGGGTTTATTCAGGCCGACCCGTCAAAAGGCACGTACACCCCAATTCAGGACTACACCAAGCAGGTTCGCTACACGCCTGGACAGAGCGGCGGGTTTTTGGGGAACATGATCGGTGACTTTGCCGACTTGTACAAGAGCATGGGGCCGATTGGCGGGATCATTGGCAATGCTATCGCTCCGGGCTTGGGGTCAGCGCTGAGTGCAATCGCTGCGATTGACGAGGGCAACACAACCAGCGGGGTCTTGAATGCGCTTGGCGCCGCTGGCGCCTATGGAAACGCGGCGCTGCAAGCTGGCGACACTTCTGGTTTGGGCGGCACTTTGGCGCAAAACCTGCCCGAGATCAAGACGGCAACAAACGCGCTTCAACTGGCAAACGCGGTTGAGTCTGGAAACATTGGCGGGGCGCTAAACGCTGCGGGTAACTTGGCCGGTGTATCCGCTACCCCAGAAGTGAAAACAGCAGTGCAAGCAGTTGGACTTGTACAAGCTCTTGACTCTGGCAACAATGCGCAAGCATTGCTCCTGGCCGGGCAGCTGACTGACAACCCGGATGTAAAGGTTGCGGGCGATGCTGTTAAGTTGGTGAACGCGCTCAATAGCGGAAACCCCCTTGCCGTTCAGAACGCCGCAGTCAGCCTAGCAAAGTCCACCGGTGCGGACGAAGTTGCAAGCACGGTCGATCAGAAAACCATTGATGCAGTCCTTGACGCCCCTGCCAGCAAGACAACCAGCGACGCTGGGTCAATCCTTAATTCCGATGAAGTAGTTGCAGGTACGCAGCAGCTTGTCGATGCAATCACCAATCCACAAACCACGGTGTCATATCCTGGCACGCAGGTGGCCGATGTGGGGCGCGCGGGCGACCCCGGCAGTGGGGTTTATTTTGATTCGTCAATTGGCGCATGGCGCGTAGCCGACGAGCCCACAGCGGACGATCTTGACACCCTTGGCGTTGGGCTAACGGACACACAAACCAGCGACTCGACACAGGGCGCAACTGGCGCTGACTCCCTTGAGGGCGGCAGTCTTGGGACTGCAAGTGACTTAGCGGATACGGTTGACGGCGGGGCAGGCGGGCTGACAGAACAAGAGCTGCTTGATATTGTCTCGGGCGGTATTGGGGACGCAACCCTGACTGGAGGGGACGGCACGGACGTCATTGCAGACGACGGCACGACGGAAGACATCCAGAAGGTGATTGACGACAGCCAGGTGGCGGATGATGGGACCACAGCGGACATCCAGAAGGTGATTGACGACACCAAGACTGAAGCTACCGACACCACGGATACCACTTGCGCGGAGGGGTTCCACTGGGATGAGACCTTGGGTATCTGCGTTGCAGACGATGATGAAACTAAGACGTCTACAGACTGCCCTGACGGCTACGTCTATAACGTGGTGACTGAAACGTGCGAGCCAATTACAACTGACACCACGGACACCACCAAAACGACCACAACCACAACCACAACCACACCCCCGGCTAAGCCGGCCACGCCCCCTCCAAACCAGCCTGCGGCTACAACGCAACAGCCGGCACTGCAACAAGAGTCGGCCTCGGGGCTTGACCTCCTGGGGTTGTTGGCCCTTATGG